AGTAGTGTTCTCCCATAAATAATAAAGCAAAAACCACCAACTTCTAAAGAAAACTGTTATGGATCATTTCTGAGTAAAAGGGTTGAGTATAATCAATTAACACCAATCTAAAAGATAACTTCTTAATGTATTATACTTTATTTTAAAGCTTAAATGTGCTTAAACAAAGTCGTTATTTCAAGCTCAAGTTTTTCAACTTAAGCTATCATTTTTTTGTTTTTTTCTTTTCTTTTTTTATTTTTTAGTTTTTTTGATTTTTTGACATTTTTTTCTTTTTTTTGTATTTTTTTGTTATTTGTATATATTTTAATACACTGATAGGAAATATATTTTTAATTAAACACACTTAACATAAAGCAACACACTTATAGTTAAAGAAGCACAACTTAAAGGCAAACTTAAATCATTAACATTTACTCCTTTAAAGATTTCAAAAGCTCTTCAAAACCAGCAAGGACTATAGCAGCTCTTCTTGTCCTTCCTGTTTCGCCTACACTAGAAGACATAGCCTGATAAGCTGCCTTAATATTCTCCAAGCCAACAACAGCAACTGCATCCTTGAATGTCGATGTTTCAAGGCCATGAAACTTATTCATTTTCGCAGTCAAGGATTGAACTATGTCCTGATTACTTATCTTTTCAGGTATATTCAAGACTTCCCTGTATTCAACTCTGAGTAGTGTGTAAGCAATACATTCTGCAGGATATAATTCATACAAGAATTCATATCCTGGAACCATGAACCAGTAATATGGATTATCAGGAGTCAAACCCATCGCACCAGCTAACCGATTGATGATAGTGTCCTCAACATTCAGGTTCTGATCTGACCAACCTGAAGTAACGTACTTATGACTTGTCCAATCAAAAATTTCTGGAAATTTGTGCTTAAGAATTCCCAATGCTAAAACAGCGCATGCTTTATTGAATGACAGAACATTCTCGATGTTTGTCTCTTGAATATTCTGTATAACATATATCTTCTGATCTTTTGAGACAGTCAATATCAAGCTGTCATTCTGTTTTAGCATTTCTTTGTGTTCTTTACTCTGAGATAAATATGCTGCAGCTGCATTTATGTTACAATAGCTGATATATTTCTTTATCTTAAAATCATGTTCAACCATTGCTGCAGACTTGAACGCTTTGGGTTCAATAGTTGCAGGCTTGAGTGATGTTCCTTCAGTGTTCTGAAGTTTTTTATCCTTAACATTAGGAAACTTTATTGTATTAACCTTGCCTTTAACATTAATCCTAACTTCATTATCAGGAATATCACTCTTCTTACTGGCTGCTGGCATATTGCTGAGTGGAGTTTTAGATGGCATCTTTGGAGGCATCTTTGTAGCTGATTAGATGTATGTATGAGCGGTATATAACACCAGGTATGCTTTAGTAAATGAAGTTGAGTTGACTTGTTGTATTTATGGGAGCTCACTACT